TGTATGGGGAAATTAGAATGAATTAACGGCAATCGAAGAGCATGTTTTGCAGCCAGCACGAGCCCCTCGCTTTGCTAGTTGAATTAACACCAAAGCTTGCCAAGAAACGTTTCAGAGAAAGTATATACCAAGCCTGGGACCACAAATGTGGTTATTGCGGCGAGGCTGCTACGAGTCTTGATCATATTATTCCACGCTTTAAATCAGGTTGTTCTAATCGTCATAACTTAGTTCCAGCCTGTAAAAAATGCAATGCAAACAAAGCATCAAGTGACATGGAGACCTGGTACAAACAACAAGAGTACTTTTCAGAAGATAAGCTGGATAGAATTAAAGCCTGGATGGATTTATCCTATCCCAAGGTCATTGACCTAAGAGATTTCAAAGAAGCGTCATGATTCGTTTTAATGTTGTCAATGGTTCCCTGCGGCCTGTACTACCAAGTGACGCAACCGCTGACGTAGTAGAAGCAGCAGATACAATTGCGCAACGTTTAAACGCTATCCAAGGCCCTGGTGAAAACTACAAAAGTTTGATGGAGTCGCTTGATCAAGCACTTCAAAAAAATAACAGCAACGCAAAAGATTCAATTGATGATGTAACCGTAAAAGAAATTGAAGACTTTTACGTCAAGGCAACAGGATTAAAACCCTGGGATTCCAGCAAACAAGGGGTCGACATAAATAAATTTGATGCAAAGTTCTATTCAAAGCAAGTACCTGATTCAATCGCAAAATGGAATGAAGCCTCAAAAGCTGTTTCTTTTGCCGGTACAAAGATTCCAGATATTGATGTAACCAAAAAGTATTCAGATCTTGATTCTTTTCTTCACGCTGATTACACCTTTGTCGGTGCACCTAGCGGTAAATTAGGCAAGCCAAGAGCCCTGGAACAATATCAAGAAACTCTTCGTGCTCCTACAAATCAAGAACGTCAAGTACTCAGAGAGACGCTCCTTGGCACATCAAAAGATAAACCTCAGTCATTGGCTGAGCTTGCAACACAAGGCATTGTTGACAAACAAGGGGAACAAGTATTTGGTGCTTTGTCAGCAGACGTCTTAAAACAGACGATGGATGAATATGCAAAAGCACTAAAAGAGCAGCAGAGGTCTGATCTTTTTCAAGGAATGGGTGTACCCAATATTAACAACATGAAGCAGGACATCAAGAATGCCATTCTTGGTGATATGGGAGCAGGAGGATTTCTTGGGTTTGGTGCCAAGTCTGATCTTGCTAAAGGCCTTTCAAAAACCCTGGACAAGAGCCTTGGGATTGGTTCGTCTGTTCAATACAATTGGCAAAAGTGGTTTGACGAGACTCTCTCCAAGCGATATGAAGAGATGTCACAAGTCACAACGCCAGGAGAAGCGAAAGAGACATATGAACTCGACAAAGCATTTGCAAAGTCTTTTGTAAAAGATTACTTAAAACCTCGTTTTGACAACTCAAAATCTATCTCTGAATTCATTAGCTATATAGACGTCAAAGAAAATGAGCAAAACGTTTTGCAGACGCAATTAGCCTCTAGTGCACTTAAAGACTTTTCAAAGCAACAAGCACAGGCATTTATTAACCAGCTAGGCGGCCAACCTATCCAGAGAGACTTTGACCCTAACTTTTATTGGAATCCAGAATTACTGAGTGGTACAGATGCCACAAACAAGAAATCACTTTATGAACAACAAAAACAATCAGTCCAAAGCGCCTGGGACGCACGCAATAGTGATGCCGCCGTAAAAGATGGTAAGCCATGGTCGCAACTTGCCTATGAATATGGCATTGATCTAGAAAATAAAAATGACTTCGCCCGTTTACACTACTCAGTAATCGGTAAGGACAAGAATTATGATCCCGTTGCTGATACCTATACCAGGCAAGATCTTGCTGCTTTTATTCAAAAGGATCTTACTAAAGCCCTGCAAGATAAAAAAACAGAGTTTGGTAATCCTGTATTTCTTGCTTTTGTAACAGCAGAACAAAAAGCAAAAGAATTTGTTGATGCTTTAAATGTTGCGGATTTACCTGCGGATTTAAAAAAGCAGCTTAATAAGTTAGGCATCAATGAGAAGCTAGATTCAACAGAGGATGTCAAAGAAGGTTTGATGGGTATCTTACGTACCAATCAAGCTATTGATATTCGAGAGCGTATTAAAGAATTGAATGAACAACGAATTAAACCAACGCAAGAAAAACTAGGTTTTGGTTATATCCAGAGAGAGGGAGACGAGAAAGTTGAAGCACCTACAGGTGGCAGTGCCCTGTTTAATATCTTTCAGAAAGCAGGCTATGGCGGAAGTGAATCAGAGTTCTACACAGATTTTTTCCCTGATGCAACTGAAGAAGATAAAAATCTTTCAGCATCGGATGTAGGTAAAGCAAGTACTGCGAAAGGAGCGCAAAACCTCTTGGGATTTAGTATGCCTGATTTTTCAGATCCCTTTGCCGCCATTGGCTCTCTTGATAAGATGATGGCAGATGATTCAACAAAGAAAAAAGAAACATATACACCCACACGTTCACGTTTCTTTGATTACTTCCCAGATGAAGAAGATGAAGGTGCGCCTTCCTATTTTAATATGGGATCAGGCGGTGGCTTTGGATCTCTCTTTGGTTAGTACATATGGCAGATAAACGCAAGAAAGCTGCTTCTGCAGCAAAGATACATAAAGACTCAATGGAGTGCAATAAACCACGCAAGACTCCTGGACATCCCACCAAGAGTCACGTGGTCAAAGCATGTGAAGGTGGCAAAGAAAAGATTATTCGTTTTGGTCAGCAAGGCGTAGAAGGCGCTGGTAAAAACCCAACAACAGCTAAGGACAAAGCACGTAAGAAATCTTATTACGCACGACATAATGCCCAGGATTCTAACCCTGATAAGATGTCGGCAAGGTACTGGAGTCATAAGGTGAAGTGGATGATCTTAAGTGGTATGATAATCCCAGAGTTACTCCACACATGCCTTCACATTGGAACTACGTTGACGTAAAGTGTACGGTTTGCGGAACAGAAGGGAGCATTCGAATTGATCAGTACAATCGCAAGGGAAAACAATGGATTTGTCGCTCATGCGCTTTTTCTGGTAGAAAATTAAACCTAAAAAACCCTTCTGCTAAACATGACCCAATAAAAGCGGGAGCATGGAAAAGTTATTGGAGAGCAAAAAAACGCGTAAACAAAAATCATCACAACGCTTATGCTCACGTTGAGTTTAAGTTTAAATCTTTTGAAGAGTTTTACAAAGAACTAGGACCAAGACCAGAAGGCAAAAGTTTAGATCGGATTGATCCCTGGGGACACTACGAATCTGGTAATGTCAGATGGGCTACACACAAAGAGCAATGCAATAATAGAAGAAAGAATCAAATAAGGTGAAGTAGTGACGCCATTAGCCGGTAAGTATATAGAGTTTGATGAGTATCTTGCTCCGCAAACAAGATTAAGTCTTGGCCCTGGATATGAAAACATTACTTTGGAACAGCGCAAAGCATTGGAAAATGCACTGCGTACGATTCATACAGCTCCTCCAGGAAGTGAGCAAGCCGTACAAGGAATGATTCAGCTAGGCCAGATTCAAAACGCAATTGGTGCAGGGCAAGGAAGCAAGCGCTAAGCTACATGGGTCGATACCGCACCAGCATGGCAAAACCCAAATCAACCACAGTCCGACTTGAGTCCAAACCGAAGCGCACTAGACAGGGGCAGGGCAGAAACTCTTTGCCTAGCCACGGTCGCAAAAAGATGAGGGGCCAAGGTAAATAAAAATTATGTATATTGGGGATAACAATAGTTATCTCCATGTCGGATTTTTCGCGTGCTATTAACCTAATTCGTAAATACGAAGGGTTTAACGAAAAGGCATACGCAGATCCGCACACTGGCGCAGAGCCATACACCATCGGGTTTGGAACCCAGTTCTATCCCGATGGTTCTCCCGTCAAGCAAGGTCAGCGTTGCAGCCAGGAGAAAGCTCTTGAGTACCTCTTCCATGAGGTCAGCGTCATTGAGTCCCAGCTCCAGCGGCAGAACCTTGGGCTTGACGACAACATGCGTCAGGCTTTAGTCTCGTTCATTCATTCCGTTGGTTGGGAGTCCTTCTTGTACAGCCACATCATTGATCATGTGGAAACAGAGGATTTTGCTAGTGCCACCACGGAGATGAGCCGTTGGATCTTTGATCAAAACCATAAGGTTGTTGGTGGTCTCCTGGAACGCAGAAGAGAAGAGATGGGTCTTTTCCTCCGTGATGTAGACACCAGCCCTTGGGCATCAACAGAAGTCTTGTTGACCGCCTTCCGTAATTACAGTGCTGCTCCCCACGAAGTACGCGCAATCCGTGCCTTGGAAGAACGTATCAATCCTTACATCCTGTCTGAATTTGCCAACAGTTTTCGTATTGATGACGACGTTTGGCAGGACTTTGCCGATGAGTCCGTCGATCTGATATTCAACGGCTAGCATTAGAATAATTGCAACTAGCAAATGCAGAGTGGAATGGAGCGTTCAGTCGAGCCACGGGAGTTTGAACTTCCTCTTGAGCTTCAATTTGCCATGCGCAAAGCTGAACTCCAGTCCGAGGAGATGACTTGGGAAGAGTTGCGTTTTGCTTTGTTAAGTCTTTACCATCAACGTTTGATGGAGTGGCACGCCATTAGAGACATCATGGCGTCAGAAAACATTGAGATCGACTGGGACCATCCAACCGATCTCGAGTTAGCAGAACTCGCCGCCGCCTGTGGATATCGAGACGACGACGAAGAAGGTTTAGACGGCGACGACGATCTTCAACCTTTTTGAGCTTCGTCAAGTTGAATGAGGCGGTCCAGATACCACTGAGCTTTCTTCAGTGATTCTGTACCGCCTTTATTGCGCTCACGCCATACGTACTTTTGAATATTTCCTTTTAAGTATCCGCGATACTCTTCATCCGTTAAGGCGGACTCAATTGCTTCGATGCATTCAATACTTCCGCCATCAGCGTAATGAGAAGGGTGATTGACCACATCCTCTTGGACCACAGGAGGCTCTTCTTTGGTGGCCCAGGGTACTGGGCAAACACCTCCAGGGCAATCTACACCTACGGCAACCACCGTATCAACAACCGTACTTATTGGTTCAAACCATTCGTTGCTGCTGGTAGAGCCTCTTGAATCCCGTGCCATCTTAAAGTTTGCTAAAATTTAAGGGTAGCAGAGCTGCAACTCTCTACCCACGGCAACCAACATCACTGGTCACATGGACATCCTACCTGGTTTTAAGCTCTGCCGCAAAGGCTTGCATCAGTACCCTCAAGGAAAACGGGGGTGCCCAGAGTGTCAAAAAATAAATCAAAAAAATTGGTATAAACGGAATAAAGAAAAACATAAAAGAGCAATGAAAAAATGGTATGAAAAAAATAGGCAAAAGGCAATTAATAATATGGCGCTTTGGCGAAAAAATAATTTAGAAACAGTAAGAAAAAAATCTAACCAAAACGCAATAAAATGGGCAAAAGCAAATAAAGAAAGAGTAAATGCAACACAGGCAAAACGACGAGCCGCAAAAAAACAAGCAGTACCCCCTTGGGCAGATCTTAAAGCTATTAAAGAATTTTATAAGCAAGCAGTGGAGTTAACAAGACAAACAGGCATTCGCCATGAAGTAGACCACATCTATCCTCTTCAGAGCAAGTATATGTGCGGATTACATGTAGAAACTAACTTACAGATTTTGACAAAATCAGAGAATTCAAGTAAAAGGAATTTAATGTGGCCTGGTCAGCTTGACTGCCAAAAAAGTTAGCGACGCAGACCGCGTCGCTTAGCAGACAATTCCAGCTCGTCTTCGTCTGGCTCACCAAGCTCCAGCACAAGTGCTTTAGGTTTTGGCGACGCTCCCATCATCAAACCATCTTCTGCACTTGGAATATAACCTGTTAGACCAGGACGTTTTTCGCCACCTTCTAAAGCAAGGTTAGTACGCTCAAGTCCCTGTTCGGTTAGTGTTAGTCCACGATTGTACTGATCGTACAGTGGAACGTCGTTCTCAGAATTTACGAGAGGCGTGCCAAAATCTTCTTCAGTGAGACAACGGCACTTTAACTCATCCGTAATAAAAGAGTCCAAAAACCCAGCTGCGTTGTGCATCATTGTTTTTGTCAATAAGAATATATTAAAATATTACTATGGCTAACCGATTTAGACCTACTTACGATCCAGGTGTTGACTCTGGTACTTCTGGGGCTGAGGTATCAGATCTTAATCCTGAACAGGCATATGACACTGATTTGCGACGCATTGATGCAGATGCCCGTGGCTCTACCGCATCCGTTAATCGTCAGCAAGGGCGTGTAGCTAAATTCATGCGTGCTGCCAAAACGGCCGGTGAATATCAAAAACGCAACTTAGTGCGTGAACCAACCAGTGCAACGGCAGGTGATTCGGGTGGGCGTGCCGGATCTATTGGCTACGCCCGTAAACCCAAAGAGCAGTTTGGTAGACCTTTTGGTTAGACCTGAGAGAAAACCACGTTGTTTGGCTGGTCTTGGTACTTGCCCTTCCGGTCTTGATACGTGGTATGGCATGGATTACCACGATAGAACAGCAGTTGCGTGATCCCTTCGTTTGCATAAATGCGGTTGAAGAGCCCAGTGCAATTACTGATTTCAAGCGTCAGGTAACCTTCCCATCCACTTTCGGCTGGCGTAATGTTGACCAGGATACCTGAACGTGCGTAAGTAGATTTACCTACGGCAACAACGGTGACATCACGAGGAAGCTTCAGACGTTCTTGAGCAACGCCAAGACAATATCCATACGGAGGAAGCAAGAAGTACTGACCGCGTTCATCCTCCAGGAGGTCAGCAGGTTTCAGGATGTCGGGATCAAAGTTCTTTGGATCGCAATCACCAGCTTGTACCTTGCCAAAGATCAGGCATTGCGCAGGAGACAAACGGATGTCATAGCCGTAAGAGCTAAGGCCATAGCTAAGAAGCTTACGACCATCTTCTTTGTTGACCAAATGATCCACAAAGGGTTCGATCATCTGGTCGTCTTCCGCCAGTTGCTTGATCTCCCAGTCGGCCAGGACGCTCATAAATCCCTGTAATCGTCCTTCAGTCTACAGAGATTACACAAGAAGGTGTCCACGCTCCCCATAAATTTTTACGAAAGAATCCACGGCATCACCAGAGGAATCCTGTGGCGGCAAGTACACAAGAAATGAGGTGCATGTGCGCTTCCTGTTTACCTCTCCGTCTTTGTGGCACATGACATAAGGTGCACTTCTTAAAATGCACATCGGGAACTTAAAGATCTTGGGCTCGTAACGAATCATGTCAGGGCAGTTGCTGAAATAAAGACCTTGCTCTATTTCTTTTGCAAGCCACGCATGGTACATTCTGCGGAACCAAACGGCGTGGGAGGATGTCAGTGTCAAGGAAGAAGCCCTTGTCATCTTCCATTTTTCATGCTTTTGATCCCAGAAGTAAGCACCCGCTGGTGGAAACAAGTAACAACTTCCGTACCACTGTTGGGCATTTAACCCATCATCCGTTGGTGTGTAATAGTTCTCTGCTTCGATATACTCATTGGCAACCTTGGAACTGGCCACATCAAGTGTGATGCCACCCAACAGTTCGTTGGCAGCAAGCACCAGGTCTTTATTGGTGATTAGTTCGACACCTTCATTGCGAGCCGCAACGCCACGTACGCCTTTTTCAGCCATTACTCTGCAGCCTTGTTGTAATCAATCTCAAAATAACGCATGCCTTCGTCATCATTGATGACGTATCCAGCTTTTTCCGTTGGATCAATCTTTTGTGCCGCTCCAAGGATGCGCCTAAAAGTCTCGGCTAGATCACCATCATTATTCCGTTCACAATCCTCTTGTGCTGCATGGATCTCCTTCAAAGTCCAGAAGAACATAGAGCGTTCTTTGTTGCGTGGCTGGAACACCATGACACCTGGACCTTCAACCTCCCACATCTTGCAGTATTGCTCGCCCATATCACCAAGAATTAACTTGATGGTTGCATCAAGCATCTTGGCTTTCTTCTCATCAAGCTCTGGCCCAATCACAGAAGCAATCAGTTTTTCACGTCGATCCATCTTTCAGCAATCCTTGGCGGTGTAATGATTCCAGAAGCTTAGGCGTTGGTTGGTACAGTACAACCAATTTGCCTAGGACTCCACGTTTTTTGACAAGTTTTCCGTTTTCATCCCTTACCTTATCAAATTCTCCAGATCGGATAAGGTATTCGGCTACGCAACGTAACCTTCGTTTCAAAGGCAACTCTGCTTGCGGAAACTTACCACAGATTGTATCTGCGCTCAGATCATGGAACGCAAGACGTAATCGATTGGCAAGTGTCATGCCAGAGTTGGCGTCCTCTTCTTCGTAGTTTTTTAAGTTTTCTAGGTACCTGCGCAGGCAACCATCATCGAATGATCCACTGGGTGGCAAGAACATCTCCACTTGCCTGATCAAAGATTCAGGCAGCATCTCCTCATGGTTCTCAACCGTTACAGAACCAAGATCAATTCCCTGGAAACGATGAGCCATTACTCAAGGAACCCCCGTTTGTTTTTGTATTGGTCATAATGTGCCCGTAGATTTTTTAAATCCAGGTTTTCGTTTTTAGCAAAAGATTGAATCAGTCGATTCCAGGGGATCCGCAGGACGGCCTTGCGGTGTACATCAGGAGAAACATTGACATAATGGATGCCCTCTACCCAGCCTTTGTCTGGGGTTTTTCTTCCGATAGAAATCCAGTTACGGATGGTTTGGTCTGAGACGCCCAGGCGTTTACCACATTCTTCTGTCGAGATATACTCATCGGCAAAGGCTTCTGGATTTAACGCGTCCGTTTCTCCTGTCGAATAACGGCTATGCCACATGGAACCAAGGATATTCTTGATTCCTTTAAGCTCGTACGCAATATCCTCTAAGCTTTTACGTAGTCCGTACTGCATACTGCACATCCTTTGTTTATATGTTAGTCTTTGGGAAAACAATTTGCGACCAT